TACGGCACAATCGGTCTGTAAAGAAAGACTGAGGCCCTTCGGGGTCGTCCCAAGATGCCCCGCCCACAAAGCGGGGCATTTTTTCTTTTAGAAATGGGTACTTATAGGTAGAGCCTTTTAGATGACGCCGATTACCGAATAGCTCGCGGTATACTTCCAGGAGACGGCGCTATTAATCTTCCCTAGGAGAAGTACATGTCAAGCACTTTTACAAGTCCGATCCGGATTTTCAAGCGTAACAACCCAACTAATGATGGTACATTGGCCCCAGACAACACTGGCGCGGCTATCGTATCCCAGCAAAAAGCAATCGTCGGCGGCACAGCAACCACGATCACTATCCCCGCTGGTTCAATCATTCACACTATTACCGACTACATCACCACAGCCGCTGGCTCACCTGGCGCGACCAACGTGACACTTGGTGGCACTGTTGTTGCTACTCTGACTGATGCAGCGGGTGTAAACACTGCCAGCCTGACCGCAGGTCAAGCAGCACTGTTGGCTAACATCGGTACATCTGATTTAACATTGTCATACACCGCTGGCGCAAGCGCAGTTGGTTTCCTGTCTGTTCAGTACACAGCTCGTAACGTCGATGGTACTATCACAGCATACGGCTCAGGCTACACAAACAGCTAAGGAGACATCATGCGTCAAATTACTGTAGGCAACGATGTACTGGTGCCGATTGATCAGTACCTGACGCCGATCAACATAGCTTATGTTGCTTCAGGCGGCACGGTGCAGGTCTCATACTCAGATCCATTTCCGTTGAATGCGCAGGGCTACCCTGTCCCAACTCCTCCGGTGATGGTATGGGGAGCTGCTCCTGCTAGTCCAATCGTAGATAATCCAATCCGCGCCATTCGTATCACTGGTGGCTCTGGTTCGGATACTCTGACTGTAATTCAAGCCGGAGTACGTTAATGGGGAACGCCTATTACGGCGGACTCTATTGCGACACGCGCGGAGAGGCTGTCCTCTCCGTTGCGATCTGCGATAGGTGTAGCAGGAAAATGCCCTACACTTATCTGCGTCCGGACCCAAACTCACCGGGCTTAATGGTTTGCCCAGACGACTTGGATCAATACGATCCTTGGCGTCTGGCCGCACGCCAGACTGAAACAATCACGCTTCGCCACCCGAGACCAGACGTCTCTGTAGCCATTGCCGGTAAAGGCAAGGCAATCCCCAACGCACCTAATTCAAACACAATTAATCAAGGTCCCGACATGGTTGGTACCGGGCAAGGGGATTCGTTTACGCCTGCACGATATGGCAATACGTCTGCTGAACCAACACCGGGCAACATACTGGACACATAGTCATGGCCGATATAAGTATTCTACAGCTGCCGCCGACAACATACGCCAATCCAAATGACGTAACTGTTATCGTGCAGGATGGCATAACAAAAAAGGTCGCAGCCTCTGTATTTCAAGGCGGCATTATTGGTCCTACAGGACCACAGGGCCCATTAGGCCCTACAGGACCCACCGGCGCAACTGGTGCTATGGGTCCTATTGGATTGCAGGGTCCTCCAGGGCCGCAAGGATTTACAGGACCCACTGGCACACAAGGCCCACAAGGACCTACAGGTAATGATGGTGCTCCAGGGCCTACAGGACCCACTGGCGCAACCGGCCAAGGCATCGCCATTAAAGGAACAGTAGCAACTGTTGGTGGATTGCCCCCTTCGGGCAATCAAGTAGGTGACTGTTACATTGTTGAATCTGATGGCCACTTATATGTTTGGAGTGGAACCGCATGGGTTGACGCAGGGCAGCTAGTTGGACCAACAGGACCCACAGGAGCCACAGGTGCTACAGGCCCGTCTGTAACAGGCCCCACAGGCCCAACTGGCGACATAGGACCTACAGGACCATCAGGCACAGGCCCTACAGGCCCTACAGGCCCTACAGGCCCTACAGGCGACATAGGACCTACAGGACCATCAGGAACAGGCCCAACAGGCGCTACAGGCCCCACAGGCCCCACTGGTGACATAGGGCCGACAGGACCATCAGGCACCGGCCCCACAGGCCCAACAGGTGCTACAGGCGTTGCAGGCCCTACAGGACCCACTGGCTTAGAGGGTGCCACAGGACCCACTGGCGCAACAGGCCCCACAGGTCTAACAGGCCCAACAGGTGCGACAGGCCCAACAGGTGCCAGTGGCCAGTCATCTAGTTTTTATGAATATCAAGCAGATACAACCCAAACTTCAGGTACACCAACCGCTGGTCATCTGTTTTGGAATAATGCAACTCAAATTTCTGCAACGTCAATCACGTTAAGTCACCTCGAACAAGGTGGCTTGGATATTGATATTTTCTTGTCGTTTATAAAAACAGGCGACTCTATTGTTTTACAAGATAGATCAAATTCTAACAATTATCAAAAATGGACAGTAAGCGCAACGCCTACTTTTGTACCAAATAGCTATGCACTATTTCCTGTAACATTTGTTAGTTCAACGGGCACAGGCACATCAAACTTCCCTAACAACACTCAGCTAATTGTTGTACTTCAATCAGCTGGTTTAGTAGGACCCACGGGTCCTACAGGCGCTGCAGGCACGGCAGGTGCAACAGGACCAACTGGCCCAACAGGGGCAAGTGTTACAGGACCCACCGGCCCAACGGGTCCATCACCAGCAATCGGTGGAGCGGACACGCAAGTACAGTTTAATAATGTAGGTTTACTCGGAGGTTCGTCGAACCTCACATGGAATAACTCTACAAACGCATTAAACATAGGCGGTACAGTTAATGCCACTTCAGGCATGTTCGGAGGAACATTCTAATGAAAATTGCAGTCTACGCAATATCCAAAAATGAAGAGGCCTTTGTAAAAAGGTTTTGTGATTCCGCAAAAGATGCGGATCTCATTCTTATTGCGGACACAGGATCTACTGACAAAACAATCAGTATAGCCAACGCTTGTGGTGCAAAAGTGCGCGAAATCAGCGTCAAACCCTGGCGCTTTGATGTCGCGCGTGAAGCCGCATTGGCCTTAGTGCCTGCTGATTATGACGTTTGTATTTGCTTAGACTTAGATGAAGTTCTGGAGCCTGGTTGGAGAGAAGAAGTTGAAAAACTTTGGGAAGCCAACACAACACGATTGAAGTATAAATTTGACTGGGGAAGTGGTGTTATATTTTATTCTGATAAAATTCATTCCCGTTCTGGTTATCGTTGGAAGCATCCATGCCACGAGATCCTTGTGCCAACGACAGGATTCAAAGAAAACTACGCTTGGACTGACAAGCAACTAGTCACACACCTGCCAGACAACACCAAGTCACGCGGTCAATACATCGACCTCTTATCTATTTCCATTAAAGAAGACCCAGACTGTCCTCGCAACGCGTTTTATTACGCGCGCGAGTTGACCTTTTACGGTCGTTGGGTTGAGGCGATTGTTGAATTAAAACGATATCTTAATTTACCAGACGCAACATGGAATAATGAGAGATCGTATGCCATGAGATTACTGGCTAAGGCGCATACAGAGATAAACAACAAAGGTGAGGCCATGAAGTGGGCCCGATTGTCTGTCGCTGAAGATCCTACAGTGCGTGACAGCTGGGTCGCGCTATCTGAGACAGCATACAGCCAGCGTATGTGGGCGGAGAGTTATTTTGCTGCTGTGTCAGCACTTAATATCTTTCAACGCGCATTTGTGTACACAGAAGACCCAATCAATTGGGCAGAGAAGCCATATGACCTCGCCTGCATAGCGGCGTGGCATTTAGGCTTTAAAGAACAATCCATCGAGTTCTGCAAGAAGGCACTCGAATTCAACCCAGCGGATAGCCGCTTAATTGAAAATCTAAAACTTATCACAGAGGAGCAGGTGTAATGGACGGTCAACAAGTGTTTAATACACTAATGTCAATCGGCAGCATTGTCGGTGGCTGGGTATTAAAAACCATATGGGACTCTATTCGCGATCTGAAACAAGAGATACGCTCCTTGGCTGTTGAAGTACACCAAGATTTTGCGCGAAGAGATGACGTCAAGGATGCGATTAAGGATATCAAGGACATGTTAGTCCGGATATTCGATAAGCTCGATGACAAGGCCGATAAGGGTATTAAGTAATATTCTCCTGACGCTGGTGTTGATGGGTTGCTGTAGCGTGATTACCGACCCCAACCCACCAGTAGCAAGACAGGAGATTAAAGTCGGACCCAAGGCCCACGCGCTAATACAGCGCTTTGAGGGCTTTTCGTCCGTGGCGTATCCAGACATGATCACTGGAGGCGCTCCTTGGGCGTATGGGTACGGGTTCACCACTCGCGCGGACGGTAGTCCAGTGCAACCTGGCGACATGATATCCAAGAAGGAAGCCAACACGAGGCTGGTAAAGGAAGCGCAGAAGTATTGTGGTCAGGCACTAAAGAGGGTGCCTAAAAAATATGCAACACAGAATCGAATAGACGCCGCTGCGAGCCTCTGCTGGAACATTGGAGTGCCTAACCTGCAGCGTAGCGTGTTCTTTAAGAAATGGATCGCTGGCGACATTAACGGCGCGGCTAAGGCGATGTACTCATGGGTGTGTTCAGGCACCCCGGCGGAGAAAGTTTTGAGGGCCAGACGAAGAATTGAGTCAGCACTCTTTCAGGGCGAAACACCCCATTTTGATGGGTAATTTACAGTAGGAGAGGACTATACCATGGCTAAATACACACCCCGCATTGATCACTCGAAAAAAGACTACGAAAATGAGTCCGCTGATATCGCTCAGGACAAGAAGGTAGTCAAGAAGGCGTTCAAGCTGCATGACACTCAAAAGCATGATGAGCCTGCTACGGACCTGACCAAACTGAAAAAAGGTGGTCGCGCGAAGAGCAAGAAGCCATCCGTGCGTCAGTACAAGGCTGGTGGTTTGATCGAGACTAAAGAGATCAACAAAAAGCCAGACGCTGGCATGCCTAAGAAGATGGGCGCAGACAAATATAAAAGCGGCGGTATGTGCTAAATGAAAAAGCACGACAAACCCATTCCGCGCAAGACTACCGGCAAAGACAAGACGTACAACTCAACTGAGTCGGGTGCGGGCATGACGGCAAAGGGTCGTGCTGAGTACAACGCTAAGAACGGCAGTAACTTAAAGCCGCCTGCCCCAAATCCGAAAACAAAAGCGGATCAAGGTAGGAAGGCTAGTTTTTGTGCTCGCATGGAAGGCGTGGTTGCAAAAGCTAAAGGTCCTGCAGAACGTGCTAAGGCATCACTAAAGAACTGGAACTGCTAATGGCTACTAAACCTGGGCTTTACGCCAACATTCACGCAAAGCAAGAACGCATCAAAGCAGGTAGTGGAGAGAAGATGCGTAAGCCAGGTTCACCTGGTGCTCCAACAACTAAAGATTTTAAGCAGTCTGCTAAAACGGCAAAGAAAAAATAATGCCGATTAAATCCAAATCACAAGAGCGTCTTATGCAGGGTGTAGCACATAGCCCAGAGTTTGCTAAAAAAGTAGGCATCAAGCAATCTGTGGGTAAAGAATTTGTGGCTGCAGGCACTGCAAAGAAGAAGCTTCCTGAGAAAGTAGCCAAGAAGAAATAATGGCCAGCGACTACAGCAACACCTCTAACACAACAGCCCAGACCACTGTCACGGTGGATCAGATGATTCGTTTCGCCTATAAAGAGGCGGGCAAGTTGGCTGAAGAGATGACGCCAGAGTATGTTCAAGACATACGTCTGGCTCTGTGGTACATACTGATTAACCTCTCAAACAGAGGCGTTAACCTCTGGCTGCTTGAGTACATCATGCAGGGCTCTGAGGCACAACAACGTGAGTACCCAATGCCAAAGGGCACGGTGGACATTCGCATAGCCAACTATCGTCTGTGCACTCGCCCTTCGGCTGCGTCAGATAATACGTCCGGCGCGTTCAATACGAACACACTTGATTTGGATTATGTTATTCCAGCGGGTGGTTCAGCTAACGCGTATTACGGTGAAGCGTTTAGATTTTTGAGTGCAGGCTTTAACTGCGCCACACTAAACACCACACTGTTAGTTGACTACAGCTACGACAATATTACATGGACTAACTTAGCCAGTGTAACCAACAACGTCAACACCTGGGGCTACACACAGATTGATGGTTCGCCTCAGGCGAACTTCTGGAGATTCCGTAATACAACAGCCTCGGCTATTACTGTGCGTGCGTTGTCGTTGGCGTCTCAACAGCAAGATATTCCAATGGCCAGGTTGAATCGTGACAGCTACTTCAACCTACCAAACAAAGATTTTCCAAGCAATCGCGCGTTACAGTTTTGGTTTGACCGCCAAGTAACACCGATTGCTAACTTGTGGCCTGCACCACAAGACGCATTTCAGACGTTCCAGTACATCATTGAGATGCAACCACAAGACGTGGGTAGACTGACAAACGAGATCGCGGTACCAGATCGTTGGATGCCTGCGATGCAAAAACAACTCTCTGCTGCGGTAGCAAAGCTGCTGCCTGGTGTTGATGAGAACAGAATCATGAGACTTTCTGCAGAAGCAAAAGAGTTGACGGTAACAGCCGAGGATGAAGACAGAGATAAGTCACCGATTTACTTTGCCCCAAATTTTTCCTACTACACTCGGTAATATGAAAGTATACGTGTATTGGATAAGAGCAACACACCACACGGATATGTTTACTGAAGGATATATTGGTGTTTCACGAAACCCTGAAAAACGTTGGAAATACGGCCATAAATGGGCAACAGCAACGGGAAGACATGAAAATCAAATTCTCAAAAATGTAGTTGGGAAGTATGGTTGGGATGCACTTATAAAAGAAATTTTGCTTGTTGCCGATGAAGATTATTGTTATGAGATAGAAAGTAAATTGCGTCCTGAAGCATTGGTTGGCTGGAATATTGCATCTGGTGGAGGCAGGCCACCAATAACTAAACCAAGGGGGCCAGACTACATAAGCCCGTTAAAAGGCAAAGCAAGGCCCACACCTTGGTTAGTTGGTAAACCCCCTGGAACTGCAGGCAAACCAATGCTAGAGGAAACAAAAGAAAAAATTAGGCAAGCAAATCTAGGAAGAAAACAATCTTCTGAACAAATTGCTAAAAGAGTAGAGTCAAGAAAAAAGACTCTTGAGTTAAAACAAAATAAAAGGAGCCACTAAATATGGCCGCCACGGGATATACACCAATTAGTCTTTATTACAGCTCAACGGCAACTACACTGCCGTTGGCGGGTAACCTTGTTAATGGCGAGCTTGCCATCAACATTACTGACGGCAAGCTCTACTACAAGGACAACACTGGCACGGTCCAGTTGTTGGCAAGCAAGAATACTACTGCAGGCACTGTGACAGCCGTTTCTGTTGTTACAGCTAACGGCTTGGCTGGCACTAGCTCAGGTGGTACAACGCCTGCGTTGACACTGAGCACGACAGTCACGGGACTATTAAAAGGTAACGGTACAGCGATATCTGCGGCAACATCTGGTACAGATTACGCGCCTGCTACTACTGGTTCAGACATTTTGTACGGCAATGGCTCTGGTGGTTTTAGTAACGTCACCGTAGGCACTGGTTTAACTTTCGCGGGTGGAACACTTTCCACAACTGGCAGTGGTGGTATATCAACAGGTAAGGCCATCGCTATGGCCATGATCTTCGGATTCTAAGGAGTTTTTTAAATGGCTAACCCTAATATTGTTAACGTAACGAGCATCTACGGAAACGTAGGCTACGTTATTCCTTCGTCGGCAGCTACTGCTACGACTTCATGGACGTACAACGGCACGACTGCGGTAACAGGCTTAACGCCTGCCGCTGGTACAGTGAACCGTGTGACGTCCATCACCGCAGCTAATACGACATCAAGTGCTGTGACTGCAACGATTGCGATTGGCAACAACGCGACGTTTGGTTCGGCTACTGTGGTTACGTATCCTGCGTATCAGATTTCAGTGCCACCAAACGCGACGCTGATTATCATCGACAAGACAAACTCTGTGTACATCACTGAGAATCAGTCTGTCGCTGCTTACTCTGGTACGGCTAATGCGCTGACATTCACAGCAACCTTCGAACAGATCACCTAACATGGGTCTGCGCTATCCTGGCGGGTATATCACAGCAGCGTTCAACCCGCTTGCCTACACTACTTCAGCCGCTAACCTACTAGTTGTTGCTGGAGGCGGCGGAGGCGGTGGCGGTCTTGGCGGCGGTGGCGGTGGCGGGGGCATGCTTCTTTCATCGTTTGGGTTTGTAACTGGAACAACATATAGCATTACCGTTGGTTCTGGTGGCGCTGGAGCTACAGCCGGAACAAACGCTACTGGAACAAGCGGGGCTAACTCTGTTTTTACAGGAGTAACAGCCACTGGCGGCGGCGGTGGCGGGGCGGCTGGCGGGGCCAACTTCGACGGGGGCAATGGCGCGGCGGGTCGGATTCGGTTTTACTGGTAGTCGTCGAGGGGATCGCGGAGACGGGGACGGCCTGGGCGATGCCCAGGCCGAGCTCATCTACACCGATGCCGCCAGCGTCGCAGCCTTCGGAGACGGCGAGGTCCTGGAGCTCGAGCTCCGCGGGCTGTACACCGATCCACGCGACCCAGCCGAGGGCCAGGCGCTGGTGCGCGACCTGGTGGCCCGGGCCAGCACGGTGGCGGGCTACCCCCGGGTGCGGTGGGTCGGTCGGGTGCCGCTGGGCGATGTCTGGACTCTGGACCTCGGCTCGGAGGTGCTGGTGACCTCGCCCCATCTGCGCGGGCGGGGGACCGCCTGGGGCGTGACGGGGCTGGTCGGCCGCATCGTCCACATCCGTATCCCGCTGTGGAGCACCGAGGCCACCGCGGAGGTGGGGATCGTCCACTACGGCGTGCGGTCCACCCGCATCAACGCCGCCCTCGAGGTCACCGCCGCGCCAGCGCTGGACGAGGTGACGGTGGCCGCGAACAGCTTCGCCAACCTCCAGCACCCGCTCACGGGTGGCGTCCTGCGCGACCTGGATGGTCACTGTGAAAGTCCGGTGGTCGGCCACCTCGGCC